CTAAATGGAAAGAGAGCCAATTTTTTTACTTATATCTTGCAAAGCAAATCTCAACGTGCGTAATTCGTCATCATTGAACCCACATTTTTTGCCATGCACCATATTCCCATTCAACCGTTGTGAGAACCATGATTTCGATTTCTTGAAATAAGTCTCCGCTATGTACTTGAAAGAAATCATATTAGAAATACTTTTCACAGCCTCCAAAGTATCCAATTCATCATTAACTTCATTCAGTTCTTCACCGATACCATCCAACATCTGAAGCATATACTCCGATATTAACGCCTTATCTTCAGCCGAAGTATATACATCATTCATCTTTTCTACATGTTCATCAAAAGCCGGAGTACCCAACTCCGTTTTTAATAACTCAAGTTCTTTTTTCAGCTTCTCATTCATAATAAATTATATTTTGAAGGGGAGGGATGCTTAATCCGCATCCCCTTGAGTTTGTTTTTTCAGTTCTTCAATTCTCTTCTTGGCTTCTAAGATACCGTCTAAATAAGCATCTATCTTTTCATCCACTTTCTCATCAGCCAGTCCCATCCGCTTTAATCTCTGAACCTGCCTGATACATTGTTCTAACCTGACAATGTGCAATTCCAATTTTTTAATTTTGTCTTCCATCCATTTTTTGTTATTAGTTCTTATTGACACTACAAAGATAGATAAACTTTTGTTTACCACCAAATAAAAACCTGTTTATTTTTGCAATAAAGCCCCTCCGTGGTTGAAGGAACGGAAAAACAATAAACGAAGTACCGCTTTGGGTCCCATCCCGTTTTGCGAGTGTGCGAGCAAAACGGGATGGGCGTCCCCTTGCGCCCTCCCTACTTAAATCATCCCCTCATCACAAAAGCTATAATATCCACTATCGGTAATTATCACATGGTCCATCATCCGAATATTAAATATCTCCGCTGCCTTTTTCAACTGTTCCGTCAGCCTCTTGTCCTCATTGCTCGGCTTCGGGTTGCCACTCGGATGATTGTGTACCGCTGCAAACTGCGAAGCTCCCGTATTTATCAACACCTGCATAATCAGCCGTACATCTGCCGAAGTCTGGTCTATACCGCCTACTGAAACCTGTACTTTCTTGATTATTCGGGATGCATTATTAATAGCCACTACCCAAAATTCCTCGTTACGCAAGTCACCAATTAACGGCTGCATCAAATCATATACATCCTTGCTCATTCGTATAAGCCTGCGTTCAACCTGTTGAGACTGCTGTCTTTTGTACATCTCCACCGCTGCCACGGCTACTTTCTTACGTCCAGGCGTCAAGGATGAAAACAGCTTGTCAATATCTATCTCTCCGTTGTTGCGTTCAACGTCTGAAACTATCTGCCTGTTGTTGCTTATCTCGTAAATCAGTTCACTGTCGCTCATGTAGCGGCAATCATTATCGAATAAAGTATTCATAACAAAAAATAGATATTAGTTATAAGAAAGAATTGTTCTACCTAAAAAATAGCCTCCTAATACTTCTGCACCCATTTTTTCAAGTGCACAAGCAAAACGGGCGTAAGAATGTCCCTGTGTCAGTATATCATCAAACAGAAGTACTTTTTTCCCATTGAAAAAGCCGTTGTCAAACTTGATAACTTCAACTTCCTGCACCGTTTTACTACTCTTTGTCTCATGGATTGCCAAACGTCCGCCCTCGATAGTAATTGCCTTATATGCGTTGCAGCATCCTGTCAGTCGTGCCACTTCTTCGGCAAATACCTTGTATCGGATTTCGTTTTTTTCCGCTGAACTTGCAGGAATACATACGAACGTCACATTTTCACAATCCGCCCCGAACTGCTCCCGTATCTTCTTCGCCACGAGTTCCGCCACCGATACACTACGTTTACCGTCTTTAAAGTCCCATATCATCTTTCTGATTGCCCACTCACGTTTATTAGCCTCGTACTTCGTAGGTAAGTAATCGAAGAAGTTGAACATGAATTTAGACCACTGTTGTTTCCATGATTCGGGAATGTTTCTTTTTGCTGCCATAACTTTAAAATTTTATGTTGAACCTTGAGCTTCCGGGTGTTAGCCTTTTTATTTGCTGTTTCCCTGATTGGAGCTTTTTTTTCTGCGTCGCCTGTCGCTACGCGGTATGTTTCGCCTTTTTTACGCTGCATCAAAAGGTGTTGTAAGACACTGGAGCAAGTTTTTCAGAAAACCGTAGGTTCAAATACTACCTGAAGGGTGGAGATTTTTTCTGAAACGTCAGCCTGAACTTGAGCCAGTGACGTCAACATTTACCTTTGCAGCACAAAAAAGCGAAACTGCGTGGTGACTGGAGACAGAAATAAAAGGCGAAAATCAGATCAAGGAAACAGCTGGAAATACATAGTTGCAAACTATACCGCTCTGCCCGGTCTTCCATTACCAAGACAATAGCCTGCGTTGTTGCGGGGAATGGAAGACGGGGCGTTTCTTCCTGGCTACGGGATTATAATCCGGTAACCTCTGCGTGAACGCAAAAAAATCAAACAGGAAGCATCGCTTTCTACCGCTAAAACGCGAAAAATCCGTGTGGCAAAAATTCGGCTTGATTGTACCTAAGTACATCCATCAAGGCGGGTTTGCCACACGGATTTTTCGCGCGCCTGGTTCTTCATCAGGCGGAATCTCCCATCAAACAGGACGTTTTTTGAACTAAAAATGTCCTTCCAAAAACATCATACCGCTGAAAATCAAAAAGAAATCCCATCCCTGCGATAATTATCGGAGGGATGTAACAGCTTGCTGCCCGAGCCGCGCCGTCGTCCCGTTGCGGTCGCAAGTGCCGCTTTGAGTCGGAAATATGATAAATTTTCGTTACAAAATAGCAAAAATTCACTATTTCTTACAAATATTGTAAAACATTTTAAATTTTGCCCTAAAACAACCCTTGCCGCCCTCTCACGCATCAAATCCCACCCCTTACGATACCCTTCATATAAAAAGCCCTGCCATCCTCACGGACAACAGAGCCAACCCAACAGTAAAGAAAGAAATGATCAAACCACAGAGGCAGCGGATGAGCTTCGTCCCCTATCCCATACACGCACAAACTCTTTTCGCATGGTGAAGTACTTCAGGGCATCCGTCAAGTTCGTAGACTCTTTAGGCAGCCTGTGCGTAGGTAACTTATCTCCGGTCTTGAGCTTCACGGTAATGCTCGTACCCGTCTTCTCATTGCTCTTGATGGCCGTTCCGGTTACTTCCATCTCAGACTTGAGGTTCGGGCAGTTGTACTGGTCAATCAGCAAGGTAAAGAGATTACGCGCCAGGTTGCCACTGAGTAAATCCATGAAGAACCGGTATTCCATGTTGCTACCGATATTGCCCTGTCCCAAGCTCATCAGCTGTACCTGCCAGCCTGTACGCTTGCCCTCAGCATCGAACTCAATGTTTCTCTTTATCTGTGTGGCCATGTCCGCAGAGACTTTCTTGTAGTTATTCATTGACCGGTCATAATACAGCTTCAGTATCTTACGCTTGTGCGGGCGGAAGTAATATAGGAACTGGTCTGCCAGCTCACGCACGCTATTAGGCGGAAGCGTATACAATTCCTTCAGTATGCGCATTACATTGCCATTACGTTGACCGAATACCATAGACAGCATATTGCCAGAGTCCATACCTGCCTCTAATGGTTTGTTCTTATCCAGGTACCGGAGAACAGAGCAATCCGGATTCCAACCGAACTCATGCTGCTCGATCACGTCATTCAAAAAGCCATCCGCATAAAAATGCTTCATTGCCAGGTTGCAATAAAACATCTGGCTGGCCTCCAGTTTCGGAATGACGGAAAGCACATTGCAAAGAAGACCTTCCAGCCCTTCAGCAAATTCATCACTGAACCAATCTTCTCCCAACACATCGGCATTTACATACGAGGAGGAAATAAAGAAAAACGACGTACCCCGGCGAGTCTTAATCCAGCGTTCTTCCCACCGTTTCATGTTCTTTCCGGCAAGTTGCATCGAGCGTTCGGCAGCATCCAATTTCGCAGCTAAAGATGTGTCTGAACGATAAGCAGCTTTCAATTCCTTGTATTTCTGCAAACAGGCTACATATTCTTTTTTCGTCTCATTGTAGACAAAGCCAGCCCGCAACATCAGCAATATTTTTCGCTTGTCATTCTGTTTGGCCAGCTTCAGTATCCAATCGTACTCACCGAGATGGTTCGGGTCCGGCATATCCGTTGTCAGTGTACGGCTACGATACCAGACGCTATCGCCATACTTCACGCGGAAACCACGAACCGCCTTCAACAAGTTCGTGAACTTCTCTTCCGGAAAATACTTCACCTCATCACCGAAGACACCGACATAGGAACGCCCGGCACCAATTGAAGGCCTGTCGAGCGAGATAAAAGTAAAGTTAAAGCCGGTATAGAATACCATCGTGTTGCGCCAGTCCGTACAGACGTTATACATGCGGTCTTTCCATTCCTGCGGTGGCTCCTGGTTAATGACATAATGTATGCCCATTTCCCACCCCAACATAGAAAGCCCGTCGATGAGAGACGGGATCACGTTTTTGTGCAAATCGGAGTAAGTATCAGCTACCCAAGCGAACGGTGCACCCTGACAATCCAAAGCTACTTCCTGCACACGTTCAGCCAACACCTGTACAGTCTTAGCAGAAGCACGCCCAGCAATCCAATATAGGGACCAGGGCATCATTATAGCAATGAGCTGCGCCATCCAGTTGGAGAAGCGCACTTCTACCTCATCCGATATCTTTAGTTTTTTCTTCCTGGTCATTCAGCATCTCCTCAAAGTCAATATCTACAATGTTAGCGTCACGCTTCAGGCGTACTTTCTCCCTCTCAGGAAGGTCAACAGAATCTATCTGAGCAGCCAGTATCTGGCGGTTCGCCGCATCCAGTCCCACCGCTTCCGGATTGAGGTCGTATATCTTGATAGGCTTTTCGTCTATCTCTTTCGGTTTGACCGGATCAGGCTTATCCAGTTGTTTGATTTTAGCCGCCTGTATGTTGAGATTGCCGTACACTTCCATATCCTTGGAACTGACCGCATTTTGCAAAACTACCTGAGCAGCTTTCATCAGGTTATCATACATGAGATTACGGTGCGCATTGTTCTCAATGGTATCATTGAGGTAAAACAGGTTAATCGCCTCACTGTACATCTTCCTGGCACGCATCCGTTCGACGTTGAACGGCTCGTGCATCAGGAAGGCAACAGCATTATCCTTGCCGTACTTCCGGTTAATGCCGACAAGTGCATAGAGGGCATTGTAGTAGTCCAGTTCATCAGCCGTCAGTTCCATAGTGCAACCGGACGCGATGTAGTCCTGTAATGTGTCAAAGTAAGATTTATCGAACATCAGCCTATATCATCAAAGAAAATCTTGTTAATGGAATTGCGATATCCCGTCGCTTGGCGGAATTTATCAAACCGTTGCGCCTGGGTCACATTGTCTCCGGTTTCAGCACTGGCAGACATTGCCAGCCCTTCCTTAGCCCGCTGTACAAGCTCGCCACGTTCGTAGTGAAACTTCAACGGAGAACCAACCAGATTGAAATACCAAAGGAAATCATTCACGGGGATATTATAGTACATAGCGATTTGCTTCGGCTCATAGCCAATGCCTGCCAGGTGTTCAAACTCATCCATATCAATCCGGTCATACCATGGCGGAGCCTTACGCCATTTGACCAATTCGTCCGCTACGAAACTCATACACTTCTTTATTTTTTAAGAAAACATATTGTTCTTCCATTGCATTCTCACCATAATTGCCGGAACCTTCTACCACGAAGAAACCTGCGGACGTGTCCAGGCAGGTAATCTTCTTGTGGCTCCAGGCGAATGATAATTCAATCACTCCATCCTGATGGAGCTGCACCAACCGTTCAAAAATCTTCGGCATACGGAATTTTATCGTTTCCGATATATGCAGGTGGATACTGCCTACCAATTCCTTTTCGCGCCATCTCAACAAAGCGTTTATAATGCGCTCATTCGTCGAATACGTGGCGATATAGAGATGATTAACCCGTCCGGCATACCTTATCAGGTAAACAATAAAAGTAAAGGCAGTGAAGCTCTTTTGCGTTTCTATGAAAAAAGCCTCGTTATCGCCGGGCAGACGCCCGCACAATTCTTTCAGACTATTCAGTTTGAAAGCCAGCATGGTTTCAAACCGTCTGGAGAACAAGCGGGAATCTATCATTTCCTGCCTGAGTTCCTTCAGGCTGAAGTAATAACTCATTCCAGTAAGCGATTGATATCATTCAGTTCTTTCTCATAACCGATTAACCTCTCCCGCCGTATCGGGTCCAGGTGCGGTTTATCTCCCTTCGCTATCTCTGATTTGACGCGCCAAATGTTGTTTTCAACCTGGCGCTGGCGACGGATCAGTTCCTTGACCGGTAACTGAAGAAGCTCGCTTCTCCGGCGAAACTCCGCGAATGCGGGATGTTTCCCCAGCAAAGAATGATGTACCTTGTAATAGTTCAGCTCTTCCCAGATCATACGGTTCTCAATGTAGTTGTCTATCAAATCTCGGCTGACATCCGCACACTGCTCCAGCGAAGTGCAATCCCTAAGTTGTGTGTGTAACCGCACATACGTATGATACTTGTTAAACTTGCGAGTGGCAAGCGTTTCCAATTCTATGGGGCAGTCCGGATCATTCAGGAAAGCGAACTCTTCACGGAAAGAATTAGGTTCTTTCCGTGAAGACAGTTCCGGAAGTGCTCTTCATTCTTCGAAGATGGACGGTTCCGGGAACATCTGTTCCAGGAACTTTTCCAACCAGGCAGAATATCCGGAAACGGTATTGTTCAGGAAGACTTTTCTCTGAAGAAGTTCTTTCGCTCTCTCCTCATTGGGCCTTTGGGAAATAACAGGCAGCAAGAACTGGTCTGTCTCCCAATCCAAAACAACAGGGTGTGCCGGGAATGCCTGTGAGTTGAAATAGAGAGATGAGAACAATACACCTGACTCAGCTTCAGGAAAACGCTCCAGCATTTCCATCAGTTTGAACTTTTCAAATATGACCGGTGTATGAGTACCGTAATTCAGTTTGGGCAATCCGAATTTATCAAGCAGCATGATTGTACGGCTCATATTCTCCGCATACACACCTTTGAACTTTTTAGGGTTAAGATCACCCAACACTTTAGGAATCTCAATATGTGCCAATGAAACACGATTAACCAGGTAGATGTCATCATTCGTCCAGATGAATCGCTCTGTCACTTCAGGCGATTCAATGGCCAACTTTAATTTCTCCATGGTGTCAATCTGCGGATTGTCGGATGTACGCTGATGCTCAATGACAAAAATCTCTTCACCGAACCAATCTTCGCGATCACCGATAATCACCAGATTGGCAGGAAAGCGAGCATTGTTATACCAGGAACGGAGAGCGAAAAGCAGTTCCCTGCCTTGAGCAAATTCTTTGCAATAAGGAATTACCACCGATGTATGATCCTGTTTTTTTTTCTCCAGTACCGGAAATTCATCAGCAACGGCATCACTTGCCTGTACTACTTCGGATTCATTCACCTGTGTTTCCGCAGTTTCTACCGTTTCCACTTCTTTCACGTCTTTAGATTTAGACACTGTTTTTTTTGTTGTCATAGCTTTAAATTTTAATTCAAGACAAAATTATCTCTTGTACATTGATTGTAAAAGGACAGAAAAAAGGCGTATGCCAAAGCACACGCCTCTCACTACATAACCTATCCAAAACCAAATCACAATCCACTACCACCGGAACCGGCAGTCAGACCCAGAACTGCATTAATTTCTGCACTATCAGTTGCAGGAATCAAAGACTTAGCGATGTGCCCGATAGTAGCACCGCGCAACGAGCTTGCGAGGTTAAGCGTATTCTTCGCACCTTCCTTGCTGTCCTGGCTGTCAGCCTTAGACATCTTCAATGGAGTGCACGGTGTGCCTGCTATCTTAGCGTCATCACCGGAACAATCCATGACGATGGCTCCCATGTCTTCATTAATATTGTTGTTAACAAACTCATCCAATTCAACACCTGTACCCGGATGTTCAAAATCCACATGGTGGATAAAACCACGCGCATCATCTTCACCCTCACTCGTATGATAGATGTTGATGGTGGAGTCCGTTGCATAAACAGCAATAGGCTTCTTGCCTGTTGCCATCTTGAACTTAGTTACACGCACTCCTTTCTCATCGCGCTCGTGTTCAGCTACATCTTTCCACAGAAAAAGAACAATAAACGACTTTTTACCCTTCGGGCGACCGGCATTCGATGACTTCTTAGGCACCGATACCATGCTATATCCGTTATCAGCCATAACTTACCTCCTCATTTTATAATTAAAGACCTCCACTTTGCGAATCGGAAGAACTTCCCGATTCTTCCGATCCCGGTGCCAGTTTATTAACTAATTCTGTCGGCAAATAAGCAAAAATCGCTTCTGCCAACCAGAATCCCACACCTTCACGCCATTCTCCGTATATCTTGGCCGCATAATCCTGAGTAGCCATACGCAATTTCTGATTCTGAGGATTACGAGACATCAAATGGCGGAAATTCTCTTTAGGAGTAATAAAGAAAGCACCGGAACCACGCATTCCCTCAAGTCCCTCAAATACAAACTTCGTATAATCAACTTTTACCTTTTCACCATCTTCATTCTTGGTAGTCTTATATTTATCACGATAAGCACGGGAATATTTCAGAATGAAATCCGGGTCTGCATGAATAGTCAACTTCTTATTCTTATAAAGCGGAGCCACCTGATCAACCGCATTCTCCACATCCGTCACAAGTGCATCTCCCGTCCCAAAGGTTTTACCATCAAACAACAAGTTAATACCTTCTTTATTACCACCTTGTTTGATACGGCACAGTTGTGTAAGATAACCGTCACATACCTGGTTCGCATCGTTTGCTATGAACTTGCCATCTTCACCCTGTGTCGGTTCCTGATACTGTCCCACAGCAAAAGCCATTTCACGCTCTTCATCCAATTTGGGTTTAACCAACTGTTCAATGATATAACGTACAATAGGCATGTCTTTCGGATCAAGATTTTCATCATACAGATATCCAAGAACCTCATCGATCAAGTCAGAAGGGATAATCTCAACATTGATCTTCATCGGGTACTGCTTGATCGTCAACGGAGTAAACTTCGTTTTGCCTTTAGGAGTCCATTGCGGTGTAAATGATTGCAAAACAGATGTGATATGAGAGTGCGTCGCACGTACCTCAAATTTATCTGTAATCATAGTCGTCATATACTGAAGGGATGAAGTTGTTCCCATCAGCGAACGAAAAATCTCCATCTTTTGAGAACTGATATAACGGCCAAACTCTTTATGCAGTTCTTCCGTATCAATGGTGTCATTTCCCGTATATGAAGCAGCTTCCGGACGCCCATAATGAGCAGCTTCAAGATATTTGTTCATGTTCAGCGACATGTCCGGCTTAAACGTTTTCGTCATATCAGTATTTCCTTCCACATGAATACCTGCATCCTTAGTCTCCTCTTTTCCCAACTTGGCAATTTCAGCATCTTTCTTTGCTATCTTAGCATCTAAAGCTGCAATCTTCTCACGAGCTTCTTTCAGTTCTTTGGCATTTTTATCACAATCTGCCTCCAGCTGCGCCTTCACTTCATCGGTAACGGCTTCCTCAGCAACCTTACCACTTTTTTCAAATTCCTCCAGGTCTTTTTTAAAGACTTCAAGGAATGTTTTACCGTACTTTTCTTCCAGCTGCTTTTCCTGCGTAGCAAGAAGAACAGACTTACCATTCTTGTCTTTCGCAAACGCAGAGATATTCAGGAATGAAAGTACCACACTCATCACTTTTCCAAACATAACCTTACGATTTAGAATTAATATATTCGTTAATACATGCCTCTTGAGGTATTTCTTTTGCCCGCCGGATCGCAAAATCTAAAGTACCGACAGCATCAGCCAGCCCAACAGTTATCGCATCCTTTGCGTAGAACATACGTCCACGCAATAAACCTGCCGCATCCAGCTTCAGTTTATTGCCCCGATTCGCTTTCACGTTCTCCTGAAAATCACGTGCCAGCGGGTCCAGTTCTTCTTCTTTAATCATCTCGTACTTGCCTTCCTTAGCCATTTCAAAGGGAGCATTCTTGTAATCCGATAGATTTGAATAAATGGTATGGACTTTCACACCTTCACGTTCGTAATACTTCGCATAATCCGGGAAGCTCATCATCACACCGATTGACCCAAACTCGGAAGATATCTGATTCGACGCTATGATTTCATTGCAATATGATGCAATGTAGTAAGCCGCAGAAGCGCAGAGGTCACAATGCGCTACTACGGACTTACCCTTTGATTGCGCATACCGGATGGCATCAACCAGCGGAGCGATGGCATCAACACTACCACCGCCTGAGTCTATATCAAGCAAAACAGAAGAAATATTCGGGGATTCCGCAGCCTGACGGACAATATCCGCCAATTCGGTAGCACCATAGCTGCAATAGGTACCGTACTTCAGTAGGGTACCATGAATAGGAATAATGGCCGTGCTGTCTTTCGGAGCGTCAGAGAAACCGTTCCCAGATTTCGCTTCTTTCGCACCGGTGGAGAGCAGAACCGGTATAGGTTCTACATCGGAGCGTTTCGTTGCATCTTCTTTCGTGATGCCGCGCTCCAGTAATTTATCAACCAGTATAAGGTTGGCTTCCACATCGCGGAAAGAGATGAACCACTTCCCACGGCAGACCGCACTATATAATGAAGAAAATGCCATTTTTTTGTACCTTTTAAATCTGGTACAAAATTACAATGGTAGAAACCGCTTAAAAGGACTCTAAAACTTTTGCCGGTTCCGGGCTGGAGCGCTTAAAAGAGAGTGTCAGCTTCGCCGGATCACCACTGCGCTCCATTGACACATGTACGGGAAACTCATCCGTACCGATCACTTTCTTTTCACCATTCGTTAAGCCGATCAGTAGCAATCCATCAACGGAGAATAAAGTACGAAGTTGATTCTCCATAAATGAAGACGTATCCGTCACCGTTGCTTTCAACTCCTGCTCGACGGGTTTTCCCACCTCTTCCCGGCTTTCTTTCCATTCTCCGGATGAGACGTTAATGAATACCCATGTGCCATGCACCTGTAACTTGTCACTTCCCGGTACATTTCTAACCTCTGCATCAGGCAGTGGTAGAAAAGACATTGCACATAATTGCGATCTTTTGTTCTCGACACTCATTTTTACTTAAAGTTTAAGTGATATTTAACTGAAAATCTGATTTTTAATTAGAATTTAATTGGTTAAATAGTGTTATTCAAATAAGGATAATTGAATCTCTCTATTCACCTCCCTTGTCATCCGCTGGCGATTACGATAATCGTACTTCTTCACAGCATCGTAATTAATGGCATTATTCTTGATATTGTATGCCATTAGAAAAGCCCGGAGAATCTTATCCTGCTTAAAGCCTTTCTCGTATCCGGTCACAAAATACTCCCGGATCCGAATACGGAAAGAGGCCTCAATATATTCCTGAAGCATTTTTTGTTTCCATTCGGGAATATAGATGAAGTTTTCCTGTAAAATATAGTGATTCCATTCCTTAACCGGAAGGAACAGCGTTATCGGATTATCTTTTATCGGCAACTTCGGCGGACGATCCGCAACTGTTACCATTGCCTGGATGAACTTGCCGATATCATTAGCGGATGTCACAGTCACACCTTCGTCTGTGCGGGAACATCCGAACTCATGATAAAGATAATCATGGAGATAAGGTTGAAGTTCAATTATTACATTAGGTTTCATGTGGTAATAGATTGATTGTTATGCAAATATAGCAATTATAATTGTTTATATTCTCAATTTTCACTGAATTAGCCTGCTATGAGTAACTAATTTAAACAAATAAGCAAGAAAACAACATTTTCTGATACTCTATCTATTTCTCTGTAACTGCTGAATAGCTTTTTGCCCAGAAATTTCTGCAACTTTGTAACTTGTCACTAAACGAACATAAACAACTGATTATCAAAACCAACACAAGGTTACAAGAAAACGGTTACAGTTTTTTGTTACCAATACACTTTGTAACTTTCAGCCGGAATCAGGTTATTTAAAGGGAAAGTTACAAACCCTATTTTTTTGTAACCCAATTTTGTAACCAAGTTTGTAACTTTGTATCTTCTTATTATTTAAGTTTTTAAACATCTTTTCAAACATCGGTTACAGAGTTACAAAAATTTAGTAGAAAGATAGGGAAAGGTATGGAAACCGGGAAACCAGTGCCGGGATGCCTGCCTTTTGTTAAAAGTAAAAGCCACGGACAAAATGTGCCCGTGGCTTTTCAAATACCAGCTTGTAACCGTGTTACGCCTTGGCCATAGCCTTCCGAAAGTTCTCCGGAAGCGGTTTCCTGCGTAGTTTGGCATAATCATCACTTGTCTCATAGTCCATCCAGTGTTGGCCAGTAGCCAAAAAAGCTCCGACTGTCACCAGCAGCCACGGAAGTTTGTCTTCCGCCTCCTGCATCTTCATAATAGTACCAGGCTTCATTATCTCCAGATAATCATATACCTGCCGAGCGTAGGCATAGAAGCCGGATATGCCCATCAAACCGGGCAGCCATTTATCATATCCGCGTATCATGTCAGAATGGGAGATTTCCATCTTTATCTATCTTAGGTGAAAAAGTTCCCGGCTTCTCCAATGTGCGCAGGTAAATCATCTCTTTTGTCTGGCCATCGACCTTCTTCAGAAGGCGACCAGTGGAGTTCAGCATCTCTTCCGGATTAAGCGTATCAATGTATGGGCACAGTTCTGCAAATCCTTTCAGGGCCTTGGTGAAGCGTTGCATAGTCCAGTAAGACTTAGGTACCTTGGAGAAAGCAATGAAATCATCATAAGCGCTATCACGCGGAATAAAATCATTCACATGCTCACCTTCTTCAGCAAAATAACTGTATGCCCAATCCTCAAAGTTGGTGCCCATATCAGCCTTATATTTACGCTTAATAATATTGTCCATTGGCGGCTGTACTTTGATACCTTGCTCCGCCATGGAAAGGTAGAACTGCAAACATTGAGCGAAGAAATTAAGGTCCCAGTTCCAATTTTCTTCACTGTAATCATTCGTCATCAGATTATGACCGAAGTCATCACGGATGCCACGTGTCTCCAGATAATCATTATCCGCTGTCTTTTCGTGATAATAGTCAGAGAACACCATATACAATAAACGGGCGTTCGTAGACGGGTCAAAGTCACGAGGAACATAATTCGTAGTAAAACCGAACTTAGGAGAGATATCGAACTCAATGAAAAACGATTTATTGTTCTTCGGGTTCACTGTCATTCCGGAAGTGATATTATCATAGAACTGAGACACCGGAAGATATTTGTCGCAGTCATCAACCAGAACAAAATCCGTATGCTGATCCACTTGGTCATACACGTGCGGATTATCCAACAGCTTCGGATTTCGCCCGGAGAGATTAACGGTTCGCATGAAGAACCGGAAAGACTTAAAGAGGAAAGATTTACCACTGCGGCCATTACACTCGCCATCCTCACCAATCTTGTTGTCCATGGCGTAAATTGCCCAGGCGCGTGATGGTGATTTATAGCGATGCAGGTTGTAGCCTATTGCATACATCTTATTTAGGAGGTTCAGTTTTTGCTCATGAATTTCTTCCGGAGAAAGCAGAGGCCCGGCAATATCAAACTTATGGGCGGCACGGTATTGATCAGCTTCAGTAACTCCCTTGTTTTCCCATGCAGTCTCTAATTCCTTCCGCCAATGTACGCGGCTTGTATTGATGAGATAATTCAGAAAACAGCTCTTGTGTTCTTTGACTGTAAGATCAAAGACATCATGTCCTTCAGCATCGAGTGTATGTTTGTACTCAAACATAGGCGGTAGCACATTCACTTTATGAGGGATAACCTTGTTATCCCAAACGCTACGCCCGTCCATCAACTGACCTTTATGCTCTGTTATACCGTCTTTGGTCACTTCCCACGTCGATTGGGAAAAAAACAAGAATTGACTATCTGGCGTATAGCTGGTAAAGTCCAGGTTGATTTCATCCAACTGCGACAAAGAGGATTCTCCGGTACGAGGAGAATTTAAAATAAGATTGCGTATATCCACCGGAAGGAAGCGTTCCACCGCAAAGCTCTTCAGGAAAGCGTTTATATCTTTCGCCTTTATCTGACGTACTATGCAACCGTCCATCCGGATATACTTAGTATCATCGGTATTCTCATCTTTCAGGGTATTGAAGCCATTCAAAGTAAGAAAATAGTGCAGATAGGCAGTGTTGATATCGTAAGTATCTTTTTTACTTCGCTCACTCCAAGCCTTTGTCCAGAAACGTGCAGGCATGGCCAGTGTCAATAAGTTCCGGAAGTCTTCATTTTTAGGGCGCAAACCTACAAAGTCACGAAAATCTTTGCGAGGTTTGCCCCGGTTGTCCCGATAACCGGATAACCAGGAAGGTAGCCATACCGTATGGATATCCAAAAAGCGGAGCGCAAGTTCCCGACCTTTACGGATGCCGGTGGAATCAATATCCGGAATATTATAAAGTATCTCCACGTACTTGTATATCTCCCTGATTTCTTCTTCCGTCACTTTATAAGTCTCGGAATTAAACCATAGCGGATGATAACCAAGAGCACGAACACAAAGCGCATCACGTTCTCCGGAACAGATGAATGCCTCCGGAAGTTTCTTTTCCTTGTATTGGGCATCTTTATCCTTTGCTTCATTCTGAAATTTCTTTTCTTCCTGAGCATTATAGTCTCTATAAGCCTTTTGCAGTTCACGGAATCCATTGATATACTGCTTAGGCTTCACGCCATCAGGCGTGTAGCTGAAACGCCATTGCTTGTCAGGGTTCAGAGGCTCGTATATCTTATAGAATCTCACCGTCTTCTCCGGATCAGAATTTTCGGTAACGACACACTCACGCATCAATATCGGATAAGTGGGCGTCGTATATTTGGTTGTTACCTCCCGGTTCCGGACATAAGATATAGATTTAGCCACATGCCAGTGCAGCGCATCAACGTGTTCCTGCTTCACTCGCGGGCCAAGTATCTTCAGCTGCTCATCGGTGAACTTATCTTCCAGTTCAAAAGGTCTACTTCCTTCCTTTTCGTCTTCAGTGGCCGGGCGCTTCCGGATATCCGGCTTATTAACGGATCGCTTCAGCTCATCAGTCACATTATACCTGGACGCAAGCAGAGCTATTGCTTCAGGGAAGCGAATATTCTCTTCATACATACAAATATCCACCGGACTCATGGCTGTTCCTGAATCACCGAAGTCGGTGACCTTGTAACATTCCTGGTACTTCTTGATGCAGGCGGATGCATCATCTTCATCCGGTCTACGCTTGAATTTTTTCTTATTGTCTACGCAATCTTCAGCTTGAGGATAATAGTACAGGATGATGTCTAATCCATCGCGAGAGGCTGCGTAGATATCGGTAGCTTTAATCATAATGGAGTGAATTTGTGGCAAAGGAAAACATTTGGTTAGGGATATGACAGGACATTATTCTGTCTCAAGTGCAGCGTCTATCACTGTTGCATTCATTCCATTCAACATATATAGCAATGTATTCAAGTGATATCCATGATGCCCTTTTAGATTTGTGGGATTATCACCGGTTATATTGATGGCTGCTTCTCCCTTGTCGTGATTGTAACCTATATTGGCAAACAATACCTGGTTATTCTCTCCCTCTACTGTAATCTTACAATGCTCTACCACCGGGCCCAATTCTTCCTCTGGATACCAGCATTTTTCCTTTGCTCCTTTTTTCTTCACTTCATAGCGAAGATGTTTCTTACCATTCAATTTAAAAAATGCGCTATCTGTGATGACGCCTATTGAGTTGTCTTTAAGAAGACGTACTTTTGTTCCTTTTCTCATGATTCGTCCTCCTTGGCCTTTATATTGAACAACTAATTTGTATCAAAACAAATCCCTGAGGTAAGTCTATCTCAGCCACTCCCAGAGGGATTGAATTAGAAGTATAAACTCCCTCTTCATTTGGCAATTTATCCAGACTTTCAACTCCTTCAACAACCGGAATATTAAGACTCTTTGAAATCATATTTGCTAACTGAGTTTTTCCAACCCTTTGTCCACCTAATATTAAAATCTTTTTTGTTCTCATATTAATACTCTTTATTATGTTTTTTACTCATTTCTATTCAGTTATGAATTAGTGTAAACACCTTCATCGCAATTCTCAATGCGTGACTGACATTCACTTACTACCTCTTTTAAAATCTCCGCACATTCTTCATTTGAGTAGTTTTGCAGCAATTCATCAATATGCTGCATTATATCATTTACTTCCATACGCTTTTTTTGCCATTATATTAATTAACTTTATTGTCTTATCACTCAATTTGCCACCAGTCGTTGTAACGTGCTGAATGGACTTGTGTAGTTTGGTTTTACTCATTACTAATTTGTTAGACAATAAACTTTATTAATAACCCGGCTTATAAGTTCTCCCAATTCATCAGCATACTCATCCGCACAATCCATCTGCACGTGCATCATTTGATTACCATTCTCCGAAGTAAATGGAAATCCTGTCTGCAACTGTACTGGGAGAAGCTTTTCCGATATCTCAGATTTTAATGCATTTACGACATTAACATCCATGGCATATTCCTTAGTTACCATGACCCTATACATTAATAAGATGTTCCATAAGCTCCGGCAAGTCCTCTATCAGCCGGACAGCATTTTTATTATCCTCAATACGCAGTATGATGTGACTCATATCTTCATCAATGCTGTTGGACTCTTCTACTGAGACGTACGGTAGTTTGTCTATAGCATCCACAAATGCCATCCGCCCTTTTAAAGAGAAACCGCAAGTACATGCAATCCTCCCATTATACATAGGACGCTGCACCCAGATTTTAAATTTGTCATCCGGAGAAGAGATGACAGTAAACGGTTGTAATTTTAGCTTTTCCATTTTCTTCTGTTTTTAGTATTAATAAAAGCCGAATGGCTTATTTTAGATTATTCTGATACCAATAGGAAACCATCTCTGCAACAGTATTGACACCTATCTTGGCTTTAATATTCTCCCGATGGCGATTCACCGTACAAGGAGAGATGTGTAGTTCAGATGCAATCTTATCCGTTTGCAAATTAGAAGCGATCAGTCTAAACACTTCTATCTCACGCTCGGTCAATGCAATGTCAGGTTCCGGACGACAAATAACATTTTCAAATTCACATTCCCCACGCAACGGGCACTTCACTTCTTCAAAAACAAATTGCCCATTATGGTTAATATCTAAACTATACTGGTCATACTCTCCGAAGTTACAACGGATGAAACGGTGAACTACTCTGAATTCATAATACCACCTATTCATAGTGCTGCTGGAATACAGTCGCATGAGTGCCGTATGAGCTTTAGAATATCGGTCCCGAATTATGGCTAACATAGCCTCTATGGTAGGTCTATCCGTTTCCTTCAACTGAACAGCCGGTTTTCCTATTTCTTTCATCATCACATCACCTTCAGGGGTGTTGTAGAATTCTATGTTAGTTATCGGAGACATTCTTGGACGGGAATAATTCTTCTACACTCTTGCCTATTAATTCAGCAATAACCTTTTTCTTAATCATCGGAGGCTCTACATCTCCAGCCAGCCAACGATACACCGTCATCTTTGACGAATAGGTAACCTCTGCAATTTTTTGAATTGTCTCTAAGCGCACATTAGGCAATGAATCAATATAGTCTCTAAATACCAT